GCCGACAATCTCAGGGAAAGTATATACCTCGCTGGCCGCCAGCGTCTTGGTCTTGGTAATCAAGTTCTGATTGCCAGCCGTGTCGCCCGAAGTGACCAGATTCACACTAAGCGTTGCCGCCGTTGCGCTGTAGTTGGTCGCCGTGAATTTGTCGATGATCGTGGTGACGTTGGTGGCGGTGTATTGAGTTGTTTGGCTATTCTCCGCAGTCTTGGCGGGAATAAGGACTTTTACGGTTACGGTCATGGTGGCTCCGGTCAGTAATAAGTAACTTCAATGGTCGAAGTATACGGCGGCGCGGTTGAAAATATCAGCGTTGCGCTGCTCAACGAAAAAGTGTTTTTCTGCTGATAAACGCCGTTGATGTAGACTTGCGTATTGTTTTCATCCGATGGCGCGGCGGTCAGTGTAAAACTGGTCTGCGACCCGGTGCCGGTAAAGTTGTCCAAAAATGCCACACGCGAGCCGGAGCCGTAAATATTGTCGTAAGTGGCAATTGTGACCGCTGCCGAAGTCTGCAAGACAAACTTATAGTTTGAACCCATTACGAGCCACAGCTCGCCACCAGGCACCCGCCCTGCGGAGTTCAGCACAATCGGGTTGGTGTGCGCTATCGTCCCCGCGCTGGTTGTGTAGGTAGCCTGTGGTGTCGTTGTGCCTGCTTCGTAGGTATAGATCAGACCACCGGCAAGCGGCACGCCGTTGTTGTCGAAGAACTGCCAGCCGACACCGCCGAAAGCTGAAAGATTTACGCTCATGCCATCACCCCGTTTACAAGATTTGTGCCGGTCAAACCAGTAGCAGTAATTTGCACACTATTTATCACTAATTTATTCGCGCTGCCTCCCGCAATAGCCGCCGGGTCAAGACCTGTGCAATTGAATTCGTTATATCCATTTGTTACACCTAGAACTTGATAGCCGGAAGCGTAAGCCGAAGCCTTGCCGGTTGCAAACACCTGAAAATAATTACGGTTATTATTTGAAACCAATTGCAAAACCGCCGATGAAGTGGCGTTGCCATAATTAGTAACGTGGTCTAAAAACCGTGAGTTTTCTACGCTAGTCAACGAGATTGACGTTGTGTTGCAATCTATGATTTGCGTTCTTGATTCAATGTTTTTTGCTGTAACAGCGGCAATTCCTAAACAACTAGAACTAGGGTCGCCGATAATTTGAAAATCACTAATGGAAACTTGACCTAAAGAGTCAGTAAAATATAAACCCGCTATTGGCCCAGCTCCACTCGCAGGGGCGCAGTACCCGCCATTTACGCTAATAGAACCAAATTCACTAATTTGATCGAAACGAATTCCAGCGGTTGTAAAAACATCAATGACTGGCGCGGTAATCAGCAAATCATTGTTGCCGTATTGTTTAGTAGCTAATCCATTACCTTCAACATAGATGCCATACGCTGTTGCATTGAGTTCGCAATTTGCTACGTAGCAATCGGTAAAATAACTCCGAAGGTAAAAACCTATGGAACTAGCTGGTGCTGAACCCGCGCCGCTTGAGTTGCATACGTTAAAATAAATTGAAGCATTGCCACCGGCGGCGCCAATGTCGTAATTTAAACCGTCTACATAGTAACCGTAAAATAAATCGGTTCCCGCACCAGTACCAGCAGTGCTCCTAAACGAATAGCAATCTGTTGTGTGTGATTGAACAGTCCCGCCATAATGAAATCCTATCTGATTCTCAGCGGCTTTTACTTTGTCAATATAGCTGTATAACGTGTACTGATTTAAAATGCCCGCGCATTCAGAACCAATAACAGATGCGATAGACCGTGTAGCTTGTAAATTCTCAACACGCACATCAGTTAAAAAATCATTGATGCCGCCTGCTGGCTCGGTATCCGGCCCCATCTGAATGCAGTTTGCAGAACCGCTTGAAACAATAACTCTGGTTGCCGAAGATGAATCATTGCCCAAATAGTTGAACCCCATGCCCCGTAAAATCCTAGTGCGCGTTTGTAATTTCAAAGTGTCAGATATGTAATAATCAGCGGCTTGCAGTTGAGTTACGGTGCAAGCAAGAATACAGGCTTTAATTGCAGCCAATGAATCCCCGGTATTCGTTACCGCGCCCCACCATTCGGGATAGCCCACATCGGTAAATTGTGAACTAAAAGTCACCGCGCCAGTGCCGGTGCAGTTAAAACATTGATACACACCCGCGTTAAATCCACCGTTAAAAGCCAATGTAATACCAGTGGGTACGGTAATAACTGCGCCATACTCTATTGACACTGGAACAGTAAAAGTGGCGCTGGTGCTGACAAGGTAGGTGCCTTTGGGGATAACGATTCCTTTTGCCTCCGAATTCGTTAGCGCAAACGCCGCCGTAGAACTTGCCGCGCCAGTAGAGTCAGCACCAAAATCCAGCACATTTGATTGTTCACCAACAATCATAGAATACGAAACTTTTGTCAAAGCCATAATTAAATTCCTAGTTGTTCATTTGTAGGGCGCGGCAAAGTAGGATGTTCCCACTTCTGAATGTAATCACCCTTGCCATCCGAATCATTACGCAAGGTTATCGCACCAAACGCAAAATCATAAAAAGCAAGTTCAGGATACAACGCAATGATTTTGTCGTATAAGTTCATTACGCGCCCCTTACCATTGCTGCTTGGAAATATGTTTGTTCTTTTGCGGCTGTTAGGGGGGTACCAGCTACTAAAATAAACACGTACATTTCTACATAATCCGTAGAGCCATTTAAATAAACTAATCCGCTAATAAATGAACCATTTTGTGACGTATATGGCGATGCTTGGTAAAGAACACCATTTTTATGTATATAACATTGAAGTGAAGTTAAGTTCCCGTAATAAACGGCACCTGTTACTTGATAGTATCCTTCTATCAAAGGCGTAAAACGATAGTTAGTTGTGCTATCAAAAGCGTTAGCGGTATCAAAAAGTTCAGACTGAAATGAAATTTTTGTAACCGTAGACGATGATACTGTTTGAGCAGTGGATTGATACGCACTAAATGCAGGGCCATTTATAGAGAGTGTCCCCGTAGTAGTTGGCAGAGTAAGCGTTGGCGTTCCCGCAACAGCAGGAACTGAGATAGTTGCAGTGCCGGAAGTGCTGCCGTTTACTTTAATTGAGCCGCCAATATTTACATCTGACCAAACACCTAGCCCACCACCACACACAATCGCGCCAGTTGTTACAGATGTGGATACGGTTCTTGTAGCATCGCCAACGGTCATAACAGCACTACTCGCGTTCACGGTAGCACCACTTGCACTAATCGTCGTAAACGCGCCAGTGTTTGCCGTTGTAGCGCCTACGGTGCCATTGATATTGATTGAGGCTGTGCCGGTAAGGTTAGTGACGGTGCCGCTGGAAGGTGTGCCTAAAGCGCCGCCGTTGACCACAAACGCCCCAGCGGTGCCAGTATTCACGCCAAGTGCGGTTATTACGCCTGTTCCTGTAGTCGTAGTGGCAGGAGCCGCCCCAGCACCACCGCCGATAACCAACGCACTAGCCGTAAGCGCCGCCGAGGTTGCCCAAGTCGATGCGCTAGAAAAGTAAGGCACGCCGCCGCTGGTGCCAGCAACCGTCAAAGCCAACGTGCCGGATGTGGTGATCGGTGAACCCGCAACCGAAATCAAGCCGCCGGTAAACGACTGCGCCACGCTGGTAACGGTGCCGCCAGAGCCGGTTGCTGACAACGTGCCGCCAGCAAAGGCAACGCCAGTTCCAATCGTGACGTTGCTAAACCCGCCAGCCCCGTTGCCGTACAGGATCGAGGTGCCGCTGGTCGCGGGTGCGTAGTCGGTGCCGCTGGTAGCCGCGCTGATTGCGGTGCCGTTGCCTTTGAGCAGGCCGGTTATGGTTGTGGAGAGCGTGATCGCCGGTGTAGTCGTTGCCGTTGCCACCGTTCCAGCCAGCCCGTTGGCCGACACCACAGAAACGCTGGACACAGTGCCGGTTGTAGGTGCCGCCCATGTTGGCGTTCCGGCGCCACCGCTGGTCAGCACCTGGCCCAATGTGCCTGCTGCGCTGACCGCCAATGCCGGGCCGGTGCCGTAGGCTATGCCACCCGCCGTTGGGCTACCGTCGAGATTGTAATTGGCAATAGTTCCGGTCTGCACGACGGGCTGGAGGTAAGCCCCTTGGATAGCCGCTTCTGCATTCGCAAACTGCGACATCATCGACATCAATTGCGCGGTGTCGAGGGTCTTTAGAAAATCGCCTGATTGATCCTCGTATTGCGGAGCAATGTCTTTATTGATCTGGATTAGCAGTTCGGTAAAGTCAGGCTGATTGGGTGGCCCAAGCTGCAATTCTTCAAGCGTGATGGGGTTGTTTCCGCTACCCGTCAGAACAAACAAGTTGAGGAAAAAACGATACCACTCCCTCGCCATAAGGCCGGTGCGTTCGTCAATGAACGGCACCCTTGGCGCGGGGATGTTGGTGATGTTCACTAGCTACTCGTTGGCGTAACGAACAGTTCAGCACCCATAATGGCAATCTTGACCGGGTCTGTTCCTGACACTTCATAAACCCTATCGCGGATTTTCTCTGTCATGCCGAGCCGCCGCCAGATAGTGCGAGTGCCGTAAGCCCCAATCTTGCCCATCGAGTTCCAATGCTCGTTTGACCAGGTATGCCCCGCGTCATCCGACCAGCGTAGCATAACTTGCGGGTCGTAACCCGGCGCGGCAGTGTAGGCTTCGGTTTCCAGCGCATAGCCGTTGTAATCCTCGGCAGGTTGCACTTGGGTAACCAGCGGTTCGTTACCGTCGTTGGCCTCGGTAACTAACTGGTCACCGGCTTGCGTAGTCAGATAACCCTGCACAAACTCGGCCACAATGATGTTGCCGGATTCTGTGGCTAAATCTTCGGCATCGTAAGCGGGGTAGGCGTTAAGCCCAACACCCGTTTCTGCGTCGAGCTGTAGGCTGTGGTGTGCGGTGCGTTTGAGGTTGTTTTGACCTGCTGGCAACGCGCGCCACGACCGCAGCCACTTCTGAATCTGGTCGTCATCGGCGTAAACATCGAGATCAAAGGCGTATACCCGACCGTCCTCGTAGTCGCCTACCACAATCGCGTCGTTGAACGACATTTGGCAGTTGCTGCGGTGACGGACAAATTGACCGTTTTCAAACCCAGCACGTTCGTGCCATAGCTGGGTGGATACGTCATAAACCCATGTTGCTTCGGCAGACGGGAATATCAGCACATAGAACGGGTGCCCGTCTTGCTGGTAAGTGTAGCCGATGGCATCGGTGATGTTGCCGTAGTTTTGAATGGCGTATTCAACAGCATTGGTCGAAATACGCGCAGGCGTGTAGCCGTTGGCCCGGTAGACTATCCCGCGCCCGCGAGCATCCGAACCCAACCAGAACACACTGTTGTCCAGCTTGGCTACCGAATAAGCCGCCTCGCAGCCCACTTCCAT